GGCGACCAGAATATTCTGGTCGCCACTAATTACGTAAGCGGCGTCCTTAATCATCTTTTCAATTTCTTTATCTTTGCTACGACGTTCTATTTCGCGCTGTTCAGCCTTCTTCAAACGCCACTTAGACACCATGTCAATGTTGTCACGAGTGCGTTCAATACTCTCTTTAACCTGTGTATCTACGGACTTAGCAAGACCCGTAGCAAATCCCATAAAGAAACTCATTAGCCTCTCCTACCCATCAGACCTGTCGCACGTTCTGTGGCAGCTTCACGCATGGTTGTTACTATTTCATTCGTCGTTTCATCTTCTTGTGGCGAACCTGCTTCTTCAGCCTGTGCCTCAGACTCTTCCTGCAGTCGTACCAGTGCCTTCTGAATCTGAGTGCTACGAATTTCCTCGTCCTTCTCCAGTCCAGTGTTGTACTCAATGCCTTCTTCGTCGGCCATGTACATAATCAGTTCCATGAGAACAGGAATGACTAGCATACCCACATCAATGCTGTGCTTGCCTTCCATGACACCAGCCAGCTGAATTGTGTTGGCAAGAGTTGACACAGGCACACCAGTCTCTAGAACATCTAACAACTGTTCTGTGACATCATCATTTGCAAAGCGCGGGATGTAGTAATCCAGTGCCTCTTCTACTGTAGTATACTGTGCCGGAGTTTGCCACGGACGCGCACCAAGTTCATGGGTCAAAGACTGACCAGCAATTGGAGCATCAAGCATAGGTTCGTTATTGATATCCATTATACCTCTGTCTCCTTCTGATCCCGGATCATCTTGACATACTCAGTGACACGATCCAGTGGCTGACTGATGTCGTCCTTTGGCTTGCGCATCTTGTCAACAGACTTGGAAAGAAGCCCTCGCATCATTGGCTTGGGCGTTGCTGTCTCTGCTTCTTTCTTAATGCGCCGATCAATGTTATGATACAGCGTAGGGGCGGGATTAGTAAGCATAATTATACCTCATTTTCGGCTTCTTTACAACCAAATTCATCATCTGGCGAAGAATAAATTTAATTCTTGGCTTGTCCTTGATATACTCAGCAAAGTCTTTGCCATGCTTTGCGTACAGGTTATACAACCAACGCGGTGCCTTGTGCTTCATCCAGTCGCGGAACATGAACCAGCGAATGTCAGACGGGCCGTACACCTCACGTGCCACCCAACAGAACTCAATAGCTGCTGCACCAAGTGTACCAATAAGACCACCAATAGCAGTACCAGCGGCTGTCTTAGATGCCGCATCCTGTGCAGCTTTTTGTGCGTCTGCACTCAGCTGGGCAATAGCCATGCTATTAATACGGTCAAGTTCGTTCTCAGCAGATGTCCATGCCCACTCCATAGTGTCGGCATAGTATGTCCACAGATTGTCATATGCGTTTTTAGAGATGTCAAGAACAGCAGTAGCATTCAACTCATTGGCACGGTTGATGGCGGCAGTATTTGCCGTAGCAATCTCACGACGCCATACTGCATTGTTCTGAGCAATGGCAAGCTGGTTGGTGGCATTAAACTGGTCACGCTGGTTATTCAGTTCAGCGTTAAAGCGTTCTACTGTGTTACGTTGACCTGCGTTAAACTGTGACTGTGCGTTAGCCTGTGCGGCATTAAACTGTGCAACCTGCGAGTTAAGGTTGGCAAAAAATTGATTAGTCTGATTCTCAGATGTTGCATTAAACTGACGGGCCGCATTCTCTGCTGCCTGATCCGTGAACAGGCTTTGAATACGTTGTTGTGCCTTGAACATGGTGGTCTGCTGACGGTTCGACAGGTTAGCCATATCCATCTGCAGGAACGACTGTGCATTCTGTACTGCAGCCTGTTGGCGATTATTAAGATTAGCTGTGTCAAGCTGGGCAAGTGCAGCTGCCTCTGCCATAACCATTGCCTGTGAGTTGGACAGGTTTTGCAGGTTTACTGTATTAGCAATGCGACTGTTCTCAAGCTGTACCTGCTGTTCGGCTGTAAAGTTCATGTTAGCAATGTCGCTAATCTTTGCCGCATTCTGTACACGTGCTTGGAACTCTTGTGTAAATTCCATGCCCATAAACTCTGCGCGTTGTTGTGCAGCTAGCATTACACGTTGTTGACGATTAGATAAGTTCTGCGCCTCAAACTGTGCAATCATTGTTGCATCTGCTTGGGCAATAGGTAGTGCGCTTTCCATAGCGGCTTGTACCAAAGCCTGACCCGCAATGCTAGACGAACCTAGTCCGCGAGAAGCCATTGCTGATGTGGCGTTACGTAGCGCACCTGCAGCCCATGCAGGAGGATTTTTGGCGTCAAAGTTTGCGGTAAGCTGTTCAAGCTGTCCTTGTACAGTAGCCTGTGTTGTTGGTGTTGCTTGTGCTGCCTCAATCTGTTCTGTAAACTTTGCAGCCTTTTCTGCATCAACTGCAGAACCAGAGATAAGTTCACCATCCTGTAATTCTCTTTGAACAGAATTATCAATAAGAATTGCATTACCTTGTGCAGCATCCAGACTACCAACGGATGAAGCAGTCTGTTGTGCTGCTATCACTTCAGCGCGAGGATCAACAACACCCTGTGCAGCCTGTGTGGCATTCAATGCTTCGGACACGGCGGGTGCGGCAGTAGACGCTTGAACCTGCGCAGCCTCTGCATCTTGCTGTGGATCAGCTTGTGCAGTTGTTGCCATCGCTGTTGGAACAGCCATCGCACCAGTAACTTGACCAGTAGTTGGGTCAATCATTTCACTAGGTGTTGCTACAGTTCCTACAGGGGCAACAGCACCACCCATTGGCAATCCTGGCACCATAGCCTGACGTGTCATAACGTCACCAATTGTAGGATTTTGCCCTTTAGAAAAGGCATCAGCTGGGACAAGGGTTGGTACGGCTTGTTGGGGTAGTTGTGTATACGGTTGTTGTGGATTGGGTTCTACAGGTTGACCTACAACTACATTTGTACTAGTAGGTGTCACCACACCACCATTCGCCATCTGCATAGCTTTATTTTGATACGTCTGCATCTGCTGTTGACGCATGGGGTCTTGCGCAAGATAGTCTTGAAACCCTTGCATATTACCCTGATAGCCCATAGCACGTGCTATCTTTTCCATGCCACTAGGCTTAAATGCTTTGAACATTGCCATTACTTAATTCCCATAAATACGGAGACGACCATAGCCACGACCAAGACCGTACTCCCCATAATCATCGCCTCAAGACGCCACATGCGCTTGTCCAAGCTGTCGAGTCGGTCCTGCACCGCCGCATATCGAATCGCACACTCTTTTTCATGCGCTTCGAGTTCCATCTGGGTTTTGAGTACAGATTCCATTGACATCTTCACCTAGTTAAAGGACCTGTGCGTCTACGAATGTCTCGTAAGCTGTCTTAATTGCGCTAGTCCACACGGCGTTGCACACTGCCTGTACGCTGGCATCCTCGCCGCTGATGTCTGTATCGCCCCAAGTTGCTGGGTCGCCAGACTTGGTGCGGCATTGCAGAACGTGCCGGTGATATGTGCGACTAATCTCTGTGCCGTCGTCCATAATGATGCGGGCCTTGCGTACCTGCACGGCCTTGTACGGGCCACGAACCTCGCAGTCGTATTCAAATGTTTCTATCAGTGCCATTGTCTTTCCTTTTTGTTTACTGTCGCAGTGCGACCTGTCCGACCCTCACCGGCTGGTGGGGTTATCCTGTTATATACATGAATGACATGCGTAATCCGGTTGTGTTGGAAAAGGCACTGTTTGTAAAACTGGTATCAGTGCCTAACTGTTTAATCTGCACAACACTTTCGTTTTGGTTCACCTGTCCTACTGGGTAATTCGTTCCACTTGCCCAGTTGAAAACATTGATGCCAAAGCAGTGGAAGCCCCCAGATTTCTGCCCAAAAGGTAGGCCACTAATGTCTACCGCCCCAGAAGCGGAACCTTTGCTCGACAAAGCTATGAACACTTGAACGTGAACCGTGTCGCCAATTTTAGTGTAACGGCCAAGCTGGCTGCTGTATGAAATCCCAGTCGTTGACCCACCAAAGCGAAGTGTCGGCGTCCAAGTACCCTCCTCATAATCATCCAGCTTATTAGCCGCCGCCGTGCCGCCGATGTATGCGCCGCCGGAGAGGTAGAGGTCTTTGAAGCGGCGAGTCCCATCCCCAAGCGTAACTGCATCATCTGTTAATGACCCACTCTTTAGAGGGAAAATATTGTTTAACGCTAGGTCAACGCCAACGCCCCCATTAGACTGGACTTGCAAAGCTGTGCTTCTGTTGCCAATCGACCCCACCGTGCTGCCGTCTTTGCGGAATGATACAATGTCGCCATCAGAAGAAAGTCGGTTTACGACCAGAGGACTAGCGGCAGAACGAGTAATCTGAACGTTACCAGCAGATGACGCCTCAAAGCCTACATTAGCAAGACCTTGACTTGTCTTACCCACCAGCACGTTGCCGCTGCTGTCGATACGCATCTTTTCAGTTGAATCTGCAGCACCTGAGTTAGTATAAAAAAGAAGTTCTGAGTTTCCACTGTTTTGGCCCGACTCTTTGTTAAAAGAACCAACAACCGCTATACCCGTGTCTGTTTCATAATGAAGTTTTAATCCGCTAGGTTCAGACGTATGAGTGCCAAAAGAAAATGCAGAACCACAAATAGTAGTGCGTCCCATACTCTCACTATGTAAGCGTATGTTACCGTCACCGTCTGACAATACAATGTTATTACTAGTTGTACTTATATTTAATGCTTGGGTATATGAACTAGCTACATTATTTCCATCGTAAGAACCAAGTATTACGTTTTTAGTACCGGTTGTTATGTCGTAGCCGGATTTATAACCAACAAAAGTATTGTATGTAAATCCAGTAGAAGACGGATTAAAGTTATAGCCAGCCTGATGACCTACAGCAGTATTGCCATGTCCATCAATGTCGTTATATAGCGTGAAGTTTCCTATGGCAACATTATGTTGGATAGAATTTCCACCCGTAGCATTATTCCCATAGAGCGCTCGTCTTCCAATAGCAGCATTATTATTACCGCCTACTATCTCCATAGCAGATGTCCCGACAGCAGTATTCCAGACTTCTGTAGCACCCGAAATTGCACGACCGGCATGGTGACCTACTGCTGTATTATCATCTGCTACGTCGTTGCTGTACAGTGCTTCATGGCCTATAGCGATATTATTAGAAGCTGTTGTTATACTGTTAAAAGTCCCCCCGCCCAAAGCAACACATTCAGTACCTGTAGGAAAGTTGCCATCTAATTTAATAGTGCCACCCGAAATGTCTGTATTACCGGCAACCGTCAAGCCATCTGTGGTGACAGTTCCGGTATTGTCGATGTTACCAGTGCCTGTGATGTCGCTGCTGTTGAGATCGAGGTTGCCGCCAAGTTGTGGGGTTGTGTCGTTAACTACATCAGTACTTACCCCACCCACTTGCGCATCAACATAAGTCTTAATTGCTTTTGCAGAGGCTAGGGTTGTGTCTGTTCCAGCTACAGACGATATGTCCGTATCTAAAACTCCAGACTTAAAATTGTCTACTTCAATATTAGATACAGTATTGTTGTCAACATCTATTGTTTTGTTTGTAAGAGATTGTGATCCCGCAAGTGTAACATCACCAGTATTAGTTGTGTAACCAAAACTTTCAATGCGGTCATTGATAGCCGCACTTGTCATCAGTGTGGTATCGTTGTCCGCGAAAGATTCTGAACTTGTAGTAACTACACCTCCATCAAGCTGGCTAAATGTAATATTGCCAAGCGTACCACCTAAAGTTAGATTACCACTACTTGTAACTGTGCCGGTAAGAGTAATACCATTTACCGTACCTGTTGTACCGACAGATGTCACTGTGCCTGTTGTGGTAGAAAAACTACTATCGTTGTTAAAAATACTAAGAGGTATCTCGCTAATGGCTTTACGCTTTTGTGCAGTACCGCCGTCGAGAATTACCAGTTCATCTGCGCCTACAGCAGTTTCTGTCATGTCCGTAAGTTCTGTGAGGTCAACGTCAATGGTTGGCGTTGCACCTTCGCCAGAATTGTTTTGCAGGTCAATCAAGGCACCTGCTGTCAGGCTTGCTACATAGTTACCTGTAGTCTTTGTGCCAAGTGCAACAGCATTGTTGGCAATGCCTGATGCGTCAATCTGTGGACCTTCACCTGTCGTACCATCGTGGCTGTGACCAGTTGAGGCATTAAAAGCAGCTTGAACCGCATCAAACTCACCGTCAAGATCAGAGGCGTTGATTACGTTCCCGTCTGCAATATTATTAGCGGTATCATTACGAGTGTAACCTGTACCCATTATTATCTCCTAGCGTTTGTTATAAACTGCAAAGTAGCAGAGTCAATTGTAAATACAGCATCTGTGCTGCTGCCTAATGTTTCGTATAATATTGACACGACAAATCCTGAACCTCGTGTCTGCACATTAAAGATTGCGTCTGGCGCTGTTCCAAAAGTAGAAGTAGATGCACCATATGTAGCAGAACCATAAGAGACTGTTGCCGAAGCAGAACTGTCTAGCTGTTCAGAACTTTGATTAGACCCAGCTTGTGCGTAGTCAAACTGTAGTGTCTGACGTAATTCAAATGCACCATTAATCTTTAGATAAGCTGTACCTTTGTATATGGTCTTGCGAACAGATGGATCATTTAGTGGGACAAACGGCGTAGCAAAGCTGGCAATAATATTTGTCCCATCAAATGTATTGCCTGATTCCATTTGATATACATAGCCATCGCCGTTGGCAAAATATATTAACTCATCAAATCCTTCATACTCACTGTGGGCTACATGTGCGTTAATGCCACGTAGATCGTTAAAGACTACACCTTCTTGCAACTGCGTAGCAGCAATTCCTTTTGCACCCTCAACAGCACCAGAAGATAAATATGCAAATATTCTATACTGGCTTTTCTCACGAATGACCGTGCTTGCAAATCCGCTACTACCACTACTAATCAGGTCAAGCATCTCTGACTGAATAGTTTTGGATACGGCACCAAGACTAAAGTCGCCAATCCTGTCAGTTGCAGAGAACAGACGCAAACCATCAGGACCAAGGAATATAATGTCTCCACCAATTTCCTGAATTGTATCTGGGGCCACACAACCTAAGTCACGAGACACAGGCTGTAGTGTAAAGTCTGCCACACTGTTGCCATTAAGTACAAAGATACTGGTCTTACAGAAAACAATTAGTTGCTCACGGAATACAATAAGTCCTGTAATCTCATCTGCAACATTTATTATACCACCACCGTTGGCAACTGTAAAGTCATCATCTTCATATGGCGCAGAAAAAACTATCTTTTTTCCGTTACCCAGTACAATGTGGTTCTTAAAGTTGACAATAAAACTTGCACCAGAGGTATCACTAGGCAAGGACGATAGCTGGGCAAAGGTTGAACCATCGAACCTAAACGGCTTGCCTGTGCTGTCCACAAGCATCAGTTTTTCTGTGCCGTCAAAATCGTATTTTAGAAAACGTACTTTGCCTGACCCGCCGATTGTAACACCAGCACTGCTGAATGTAGCATTGTCACTTATCTGTGTCCAACCTGATCCTGCAGACCTGAATAGATCATCACCTCTTATGGCATACACCTGACTGCTGTATCTAGTTAGACCACGAACTACACCAGTATTGCTTAATGCGTTTGTGTCAAACTTGGTAAACCCTTCAACCCGCCTGTAACCACCAAAGATTGACGGTTCAAAGTTACGCAGGATACGCGCTGACCCCGGTGCTTGCACACCCTGTTGGGTAGGAGCAAGATTAGTAATCAACCCACCGCGAAACTCAAAAGGATAAGTTTGCCATGCGTCAGCCATTAGATGGGCAACCTCGCATAGCCCATTCTACCACCACCACCTGTGTTCTGTGGGATCATGTAAGACCTCACATAGTATGTGCGGTTGATTAGCATGGAACGCATGTTCTTAATGCCCTCTTCAAACTTCTCCTTTGCTACCAGTGCGTCTTGTGTGTTGCCCCGGAACAGATACGCATAGTGCATAGCACCGTCTACAATAATATGCTTGAAGCGTTCTGGTATTGCCGGTACGTCATCGTGCAACTCAAGGTCCACAGGAATGCGGTAGTATTCGTACACCAGAGTGTATGCAGCATCTGGTTCAGGGGTGAGGATAAACTCAAGTGCTGGGCCATGCGCCACCAGTTGTGGTACACCCTGCCGTCCTGTGCTGTTATACTCTTGATCTACATACTTGTCTAGATACTCTTCGTAGGCGACAACTCCCAGACGAGTGGTGGCATTTCCAAGTGTGCTGTCTTCTTTGATGCGGAAACTGTCAAAGTCAAGCAGCTTGGCGTCATGCGGAAATGCGTACCGTGTCACATTAGCTGACAGCGTTTCTTCCTGCTGCACATGATTGAACGGCCAGTTAAACTCTGTCTGATTGATGTCACGAATAGATGCGTTAACGGCATCCTTAATGTGGGCATAGAAACCTGTAGAACTAGAAAAGTTGGAAGACGTTAACTCAACTTCGTTCACTCTGCGGTTTACTTCGTTTACAAGTCCAAGATAATTGTAAGCCATTATTTCTGCCTTATCGGTAATTTGATGGTACGTTCAGCTACATTTGCATTTGTGTCAGTCATCTGACATGTAAATGTATATTCTCTGTTCAGCACCCCGCTGCCAATGTTAATGGTCGCTACAGTGTTTGTATTGGTCTGCGATACATTCTGAATGCTGTCAGTCACGGCACTACTAGAAGCAGCGGTCAATGTCTGTCCAGCATTAATCTGTGTCTTACCAATCTCTGATGTTTGTACAAACCAGATAACGGAACTGATAGTGCCGCTGCCAAGAAATCGTGACCAATCTACACTATAGTCTAAGGTTTCGTCTGGGTCTTTTATGGGCCACCTAAATGACATTCAAATCTCCTATGCTGCTCTTGCTCTTCTTTCGGCTGAAGTAGAGAACCTTTCAACATATACTTTTCTATCTTCTTGCATGACATGCACAGTGCGATTTTTAGAACTTACAGTGACGCCACGGACATATACTTTTCTATTTTCGTTTGCGGCATTAGCGGTACGGTTTTGCGAACTGACCGTAATCTTGTCAATATATACAACTCTACCTCTGTCGTAGTTTTCTTTAATAGCCTCAAAGTCAAAGGCAACTCCTGTAGCTGTTACGGTTCCGACAGCAGTTAAAGCAGAAGTAGAAGCTAAAACTTCGGAAATATTAATTGATAAATTTGCATCATCAACTATTGTTGATAGTGCAATATCGGATAAGGTAACATTACCAGCACCGGATGCACTAGTATCTCCAATGACACTCGTGCCTGTTACCCCAGAAAGACCTGCACCTGCATTAACTTTAGAAACGCCTGCAACAGTTCCTGCAGAAGATACGCCAGTTAAAGCGGACGTAGATATGTTAGGTTGCGTAGTACCTACGGCACCTGTAATAGAAACTGAGTTTAGTGTCTTATTGCTGTTATGTGTTTGTGTAACAGTTCCAAGATTAGCATTCGCTGAAACAGACGAAATAATCTTACTTATATTTTCTTGTACAGTACCAATAGAACTAGTAGCTGCTACAGAATTTATTGTTTTATTGCTGTTGTGTGTTTGTGTAACAACACCAATGTTATTGGTAGATGAAACAGAAGTTAAAGTTAGTGCTAAGTTTACAGAAGGTGTGCCAACTGCAGAAGTTGCGGAAACACTACTTCCAGCGGAAGTGCTGTTAGTATTGACGCTGCCAACATTAATAGTGCCGGAAACTGCAGTAACAGATTTATTTACATTTTCTTTTACAGTTCCAATACTACCTGTAGCAGATACTGAAGCTACGATTTTATTGCTGTTGTGTGTTTGTGTAACAGTCCCAATATTTGCACTAGCACTTACAGAAGAAAGTACTGAACTTGGTTCGGTTGACCCTGCAAGTGTAGAAAACGGCGCTTCTGAAAATGTATTAATTGAAAACATTGTTGAACCCAGTGTTCTATATAGTTTTATCTATTTTTATTTGTTTGTCAAGTAAAATGTTACTTATAGTTTAGCAATCGGTAGCGTCTTCAAACTCATTGAGTAGTTTTAGTTGTGCGTAAATACCCGATAAAAAATCTCCCGTAGGCACATCCATTCTATAGCACCAATCACAAATAGGGTTTGAACTATTTTGCCTCGCAGTTTCACTTGCGTATACAGTAACAAATACGGTGGCATAGAGGTTACTGGTATTTGGATTGTGTATTTTTACATGACTAACTTTAGCATAGGCAGCGGAAAAACTTGCGCCTACATCAGTTTCAGCAATATTAACTTGTAAAGCCATTTTAAATTTTCCTTAACTAACTATTAGTAATCTACTTCAGTAGTATATACTGTGGCACCCCAACGAATATTGGTAGATGCAGCACCTGTGCCATTAACGGTAAATGCTCCGGTTGTTGTATCTATTGAAATACCACAGTCCCAACTAGAGGCACCCGAATCTGCTGCAATAACAGTTTTTGTTAGTGACCCAACTAATGCAGCAGTACCAGCACTAGCGCCTATTTTTATACAGCCTAGCAATTCCCATGCTTTAGTATCGCCACCTCCAGTAACATGAGCAATTACCATAGCTTTAAATGCAACAGCTTGATTAGGGTCTAAGAGAATTTGATTTGAAGCAGTTACTGCGTCGTATGATCCTAATAATGTTTGTGTTGCATCCGTAGTGTCATTTCCTAAAACGTGAATGCCCGAAGTAACAGCATTTGTATCAGAAGCTGGGTTTCTACTTCCTATTATAAAGGCAACCTTTCTAGCTTTAGCTTCGGTATTGTATCCACAGGTTACTGTTTTTTCTCCGTCATTCCCGTTAAAATAACCTAATGCAACGCTAGAGTCTCCTGAACAAGTATTAGCAAACCCAGCGGCAGCAAAAGTAAAGTCACCAGAACAAGTGTGAGTATTTCCTAAAGCTACAGCAGTGTATCCAGATGCAGTGCCACTTGATCCAACGCAAAAAGAATAGCTGCCCGTAGCATTAGTGTTAAAGCCCAGTGCTACAGCGCTGTTATTAGTTGCATCAACAAGATTTCCTATTGCTACAGAATAGGTGCCAGTTGCATTAGATGCACTGCCACCGGCAAGAGAATATGTTCCTGAACTTGTATTACCACTGCCTCCTACAACAGTAGATTGACTTCCAGAAGCTGTGTTTTGACGACCACCTACAATTGACGATTGGCCACCTGAAGCAACTTGATCGGCGCTAGTTCTGTTTATTTGTAGATCAACAGATTCTAAACCTCTTTTATTTCCCCCAGTGGTGGTGCTATCTGGAACTTGCAATAGAAAAGCGCCTTGTGCTTTTGGACCTAGTACAACATCAATATTTGTCTCTGTTCCATTTGCAATAAGGCTATGCGTTGGGACAGTATTATTAGGAGATGATGTGCTTTCTGCTTCTGTAAAATGAGTTAAACCACCCCCTCCACCGATGCCCAAATCAGATGGGGTTATTTTTTTCATAACTCCACCGTCGTTAACTAGAACGTGATCTGCATCGCTTGAAATTGTCGTTGTTGTAGGCGCATCTGCATTGGCCGTGCCTACCAGAGTACCTGTTACTGATGGTAAAGTAGAAGTCACATTTCCAGAAAAAGTTGCATGGGCAGGGGCTTTTAGTCCAGCGTAGTGTGCGTTTGAAGATTCGCAGTAAAGATGCATTTCCGATTGTGCGCCACTATTTTTTACTGAAACCACACCACTTTCTATAGAAACACCGTTACTGCCATCAATCTGAACTACACCCGTGCCGTTGGGTGTAAGTGCAATGTTGCCATTACCATCTGTACTGGTAATCGTATTACCATTAATATTAATATTATCAATTTGTGCTTCAGTAATTGCACTGTTTGTGCCAATAGTTGTACCATCAATAGCACCGCCGTCAATGTTTACGCTGTCCGCTGCCTGAGTGGCAATAGTCCCAAGGCCCAAACTAGTTCTGGCAGTAGAACCTGTTTCTAAAACAAAGTTTGATCCATTGCCCACAATAATGCCGCCATCCGTAACGGCAAGACCAGCAACATCTTGAAGTTGTGCATCAAGTGATGAAGTTAAATTTGTTATTGTGTTACTAGCACCACTAATTGTTTTATTTGTCAAAGTAGACGTGCTAGTATCTGTAACAACATTAGTAACATTTAAAATGTCAGAAAGATTTGTCATAATAAATTACACCTTTACACATCGCCTGTGTTTGTAGATGGGTATGACCTACCCGGACCCCAAATAATTCGTACAGCACCCTGTGTGCCAGAACCACCTGCTCCTGTATAATCATCGTCATCAGCGCCACCGCCACCGCCATACGCGCCACCGTTAGATACTGAGTTTCCGACTGTTCCGTTAGCACCGCCGGACCCGCCGTTACCCCCTTGACCAGCCGATGGAGTCGTTCCAGAAGAACCTTCTCCAAGTATTCCTACACCGCCGCCGCCGCCACAGTTGGAGAAAGTACAAGTGCCGCCCGAAGCACCACCACCAGCACCATTACTTATTTCCCCAGAGACTATACTATTATTGTTTGCGTATCTGCCGTAGCCGCCGTCGCCAGAGTATCCCGCTGCGCCGCCGCCAGCACCACCGGCATTGTTGTAAGAAGCCAATCCTCCGTAACCGCCCGAACCGCCACCATCTCTTTCAGTGCCGTAACTTGATCCACCTGCGCCGCCAGTGCCAGCTTGCCCAACGCCGCTGCTTCCGGAAGCAGTTCCTCCTAAACCTCTAGCACTACGAAGTAGAAAAGTTGATCCTCTTTTAATAAACGATGCCCCTCCACCAGAACCATTTGTAGTAGAATTAGCACCACCTGCACCGCCTGTACCAACTTGCACAGTCAAACTTTCACCCGGTGTTACAGCAAAGGTTCCGTAGGCTAGACCGCCGCCTCCTCCTCCGCCGCCGCCACGATTGCTTCCAGTCCCAGCAGCGCCGCCGCCACCTCCAACTGTAACTGCACTGATAGAAGTTACACCATCGGGTACTACAAAAGTATACGTTCCTACTGACGTGTATGCAGTCTGACCCGGAGCAGCAACAGCAACAGCACTTACAGTACCGATATTTCCAGTAGCTGAAACTCCAGAAACATTTAAAAATAAAGAAAATTTACTGGATGCTGTTAAAAGGTGATTACGCGCAGCAAACATTACTGATAATCCTGTGTCGCTGTTCCGTACCAGTTTGTTCCATCAGAAATAAAACTTATAATATCAATAGCATTTATTGTAGCTGTAATTGTAGGTGCCGTGCCGCCGGGAAACTTCACGTTAGTAAATGTAGCAGTGTTACTACCACCCTGCGTAAGTTTTAAAATAAAACTTTTTCCTGTTGCTGCTGTGGGCATGGTAAAAGTACAGTTACCATTTAAGGTTGCAGTTTGAAACGTGCCGCTTGTTAAACTAAAAGTGTGTGACGTGCCGGTATTGCCAATAGCAACAGTGCCTTCAGTATAATTATTTATTGTTGGGTTAGTTAGCGTTTTATTAGTTAATGTTTGTGTACCCGTAAGAGTTACTGCACTACCTCCTGCAGCACCCACAGTAGTAAAGACACGCCAATCTGATCCCATATATAATAATCGTATAACGACATTTGAAATATCACATACTAAATCTGACGCATTACCTTGAATAGTATTACCATTACGACCAATTGTAAGGTTGTTAGAATTAAAAGTACCTGCAGCATCAGCAATAATAATTTCATCATTTTCGCGGGGGGAAGAAGGAAGAGTCAGAGTAAATGCACTGCTAGTTGTATTTGCTAATACAGTTTCAAAAGCCACTAAATTTGTTGCTGAAGAATATGTATTTTGTTTACGCACTTTTTCAGCAGGTTGCGTAACAAAAATATCTTTGCTACCAGCACCCCAATCTACTGCCGAATCACTATTACTAGATTGTAAAATAGTTGTACGGGCTAATGTCGTGCCAGATAATGTATAGGTGCCGATACCTACCTCAAAATCTGTTCCATCTGTACAACAATAGTATGTAGTATTACCATTTCCAACAACAGAAAACGACTCAAACCCCGTAGAAGCACCACCTAAAGTATAGGTGCCTGTACCCGTGGTTGTAGTCGTTTCCTTAATGCGATCAGCAAGGATTAGTGACATTACACCTCTCCTTTATTCAATACGAATTATTGCGGCGTCACCGTTTGTTCCAGTACCGGGAAATTCGATTGTAAGATCACCAGCAGTAGCAGATACTGTACCGCCAAAACTAATAACCGCGATAGCTTTATTACCGTTAGTAGCATTGTAGATAAGACAACCTGCAGTTGAAACAGTTACAGTTGAAAAAGTTTCATCTGCAATATCTACAAATGCGCGATTTCCAGTTTGGTTAGTTGTGACAGTAACACTGTCTAAAACTTGACCTCCAGCAGAATAACCAGTACCACTGGCTTCATCTGAATTACCTGTTACATCGCTGTAGTTAGTCGTAGCCGCGCCGTATGTTCCAGATTCGCCCGATTTTATTAGTGCAACTTTAAGTGAGTCATTAGCAAGGTCATGTCCTTCTGCTAAAATTTCACCCTTAAAACTGTTGCACATTGCCGTTGTAATTGCCATCTTGTTTCTCCTATATCATGGCGAGTAAATGATGGGGCAACCCGAAAGCTGCCCCATCACAACGAAGTTAGGCGAGTGTATCGCGGTCTACTTCATCAGCAGAAGTATCACCTTGCGAACTTACATCCATCATGATGGCGTAAACACGAAGTTTACCAGCAGTGAAGGATGCACCAGTACCTGCAAAGGTCAGGTCCAGCGTGTCGGCAGAAGCCAGTACCACGTCAGCAGCGACAGTTGCACTAGGTGCATAAGCACCGTCAGCAGCACCGTCAATGTCGAATGCGGTTACGTACTCATCTGCGTCAGCGGCACCAAGAGTTACCGTTGCGTCAGTACCAGTGTTCATGGTTGCACTCTCAACAACTTCCACACCAGCAGCCATGATTTTGCTGCCAGCAGGAATGGTGATTGCTTGAACAACATCAGCAGATGACGGGTCTACAGTAGTAGCCACGATGTCGATGGTGTTCTCAACCATGTAAGGGTTGCGGCCGCGCTGGGAATTGCCAGTCGCAGCTTTAAGAAGTGAAGTAATAGTAGCCATTATCCAATTCCTCCCTTAAGCCAAGTGGTAGATGGCGTTGACAAGTGCTTCAGGACGAAGAATCTTGCGGCCATACAGGTGCATACCACGTAC